TCTTGCATTTATATAAGCCGTTATTATAGATACAGTAATCTCCTACTGCATAGTTCTTACTGCTACTATATGCGTCTGTTATTATGCTCTCATTTGCTTTTGTTGCTATACTTGTAGGTGTTGCTACATTTCCCCATGTAACATCACCGTCTGTATTGCTGTTCTTTATCAAGGCTTGTCCTGTTGTACCGCCATCGGGTACGCCACTTCCTCCACCGGGAGCATCGGTTACATAGAATGGCTTACCACTCATTTTCTCCTGTTGGCTGAGGGCGTTGTACTCAGCCATTGTCATTTCATCGCCCTCAGCCTTCTTTATTTTATTCGCATAATCGGTGAATACCGTTTCGGCATCACCATAACTCATAAAATTTTTATCACTCATTTTCTTCCTCTTAATTGAGTAATGCTCTTATTGCATTTACCTGTTCGGTTGTGAATGAATCCGGTTCTGCACTGCTTATCAATTCTATAACATTAACCTCATCAACTTCTGCGGAACTCCAATCTGTATTTGCTGTATGAGCTGATTTGAATTTATAAAGCACTCCTTCATGCTTTACTATATCGCCTATTGCGTATGCCTGTGTGCTGTCAAATTCTTCATCTGTTATCATATCTGAAACAGCTTCGATGCTATCCTCAACTTCCTGGATATTTATAAATGCACCGCTGATTTCATACATAACATTGACTGTCTTTTCATAGTATGTTTTCTGGTCGTCAACTTCTGTATCTGTTGAAAGTATATACTTGCCGTTTACAAGTTCGTACCATCCTTCTGTAGAAGGGTTATCTCCTGCCTCCGGAGTTACTGCGGCATAAGTTGATAAGTCTGCTATATCAACATTGGTACCTGCTTTACATTTCTTTCCGGTTCCTTCAACGAATCTTGCATCTGTCGTGAAATCATTGGTTACATTGTATGTATATCCGGCCATATCTTCTGTAAGCACAGAAGGAAGATTTGCAAAAGTGGTATTTCCTCTAAATACAAGTGCTCCAGAAAGTCTCTCAAACTTCTGTCCTACCTCACCAAAGATAACCTCGGCGTTGTCAAAATCCATAAAATTTTTCATGTTGGGCATTGTTGTTTCCTCCTTTAATTGAATATTGCTTTAATTTTGTTTACTTGTTGTATCGTGAATGATTTGGGTTGTTGTGCTATCCAATCACTTCCATCCCATAACCAGAACACTTCATCTGCTATGCTGTAATACATTTTCCTGTCTGTTACTGTAAATGTATCAGGTAATGCTTCACTGTTAGCTACTATATTATAATCTCCGTCTGCTCCGCCTATTACTATCCACTTCGTAGGATCGAATACATCGTCCTCGTTTGCTTCAATACATTTATAAAGAACATCGGAGTATAAACAGAGATTACCTATTTCATAGCTATCCCCACTTTGCCATTCATATATAGGGGTACCATCAAGAATAGTAATAGTAGTACGTCTTATGTCTCCATTATCTGCTGTCCATTTGAAAACGACTGTATTTACGCCATTTTCTTTTGTCTGACTCTCTATGGTACAATTCTTTCCAGCAAGTGTACCAGATATTCCTTCTATGCTTTGATTAGTATAATTATTGGCAAGAATAAAGGCTTGCTGGCCAGTTAAACTTGTATTTTTCATATTAAGCCACCCAATTCCAAATACCATTAGACTGCATAAAAGCCATGTGTCCTTCTGTTGTCATTATAGAGCTACACAATTCAAGGCCTTCTGCATCTTTAGGTAAACCTACATAATCATCAAGTTCTGCTGAATCTACTTCTGCCTGAGTATCAGCAACAGCATCAATAAAGTATGTCTTTTTATTACCATCCGTATTTTCCCAATATCTCACTTTAATCATTTTAGGTTACCACCTTTCCTAAAAGTAGTTTACAATAATTTTGGTAAATAATCAAGATATTCCCAACACTGTTTTGAAGTCACATTGTTTTGTTTGGTTATATCACTGCAATAGTATTTTCAGGTCGGCTATCGAGAGTTTCAAGATATTACTGCCGTCTGAAACATATACATAGTAGTCTTTGTCTGATAGTATTTCTATACTGCAATCAATTTCACCACCTATGGTTACATTACCGTCACCATCAACTGAAAAAGCATTCGCTCTTCTTTCATTTTCAAATCCATTACCTATTTCGAAAAGATTGTTCGAATCATTATTGTTATATAAACCACAAACAAGTTGATTATCTGATGCGTAAGTGCCTTCTCCTACAGACATTGAGTTTTCTGCCCGAGCCGCACCCAAATAATTGACAGAAAATATATTATGTGAGTTACCACTATCGCCGTCGCCTATTTCAAAAATATTTTCTGAATCATCTTCATTGTATGTACCGCAGGCAAAACGATTGCTATAAGAAGTATGAGTACCTTCTCCTACTGTAAGTGAACTGCTAACATGAGCATCGCCACTTTGCCCTACAGAAAAAGCATTTGCTCTGGTTGACCCATCAGAGCCATTTCCTACTTCAAATAAATTATCAGATTGATTTGAATTATATTTGCCACAAACAAATTGACTATCGTAACTTGCAATAGTATGATTTCCGCTTGCATGTGAACGTATCCCACTCGCTGTTGTATACTGCCCTTCTGCATGAGAACAGGTGCCACTTGCTATTGAGCCATCGCCTTCTGCATGAGCCGCATAAGTATTTGCGGTAGTATCAATTCCTTCTGCATGACTTGCATCTCCACTCGCAGTACATCCGTTTCCTTCTGCATGAGAGCATGAACCACTTGATGTAATACCTGATCCTTCTGCCACACTATAAGTTCCTACTATTGATTCTGAGTTTCGCACTCCAACAGTAAGATTTTCAAACGTGCTTCCACCGCCTCCTCCACCACCCGGTTCAGTCCACAGTGCACCGTTGCTATCAATACCAACTGATTGTGTCATGGCGATTGTTTTTGATGTTGCATTTACTTTGTTTCCAATCTTTCCATTTACTTCATCTATTGCCGTTTGAACATTAGTAGCTTCAAGGCCGCTCTCTGTATTATCATAAGTAGTCGTAGCCGCAGTACCTCCGCCTCCACCGCTACCTGGAGTAGTAAATAATTTTCCCGTATTATCTACTCCTACTTGTTGTGTCATAGCAGATGTTTTTGATACAGGTTTTATTGCTGTGGATCCTTCTAAATGATCCTCAATATGTTCAATAGCTTCATCGTATCCTTCTAAAACGGATGCTGTGACAGGAGTATCCTGTGTTGGCAGATTATGCCATGTTTGATAGGGTTTTGTAAATACTGATTCGTATGCCATATTATCCTCCTATTATGATTGAGTCGGTCGTTGACTTGTTATTCTATATTTATGCCACATACTATCATTCTCTGAATACATTATTACATGATTATGGTCTGTTGTGAATGTATGTTCATTTCTATTTCCATTGCCAGTTGCCATATAAACTGTATCTCCAACCGCCCCTATAAACTTTAATTTATTTGTTGTTATATCATATTTTCCTACAATATTTTTTCCTTGAAATTGTGATTGTGCTCCTCTTCTATCATAGCAAGATAATAAAAGATATCTTCTATCTGAATCTAATGCAAAAGGTAAATTCACTCCTATATTATTTTGATCAGATAAGGTCATATATTTAAGACCTGAGAAAGGCATGTGTTGAATATCTATTAAACATAAATCGTATTCGGTATCAGATATATTTTTGTAACACGCCTCAGTATTAGCATTTACCTTCAAGGCTCTAAACCTATCTATAGGATAGTCATATCTGTATTCTGCAGGAACTATCGTTGTAGTATGTTCATCCATATCTAAATTTGTTCTAAATACTGCGAGAGTGTTTGTAGAATTTTCAATTGGATTTCCTATATGCCAAGGATAGCAATATTCATTATATCCATCATATAAATAATGATTTCCTGCGCCTGATAAACTTCCACCTTGAGTAGTGAATTTTCCTCCTAAATGCATCCAAAAATCAAATGTAGTATTTCTTATGGTAGCATCTACTGTAAGTGTGCCAATATAATATGTATGTGAATTGATAGACGTACCATAAGTTATAATGGCAGTGCTTCTAAATGAATCTATTTCTAAATTATGTACCCATTTTGTGGTATATGACCCTTCACAATATATATATTGTGAAGTTGTAGGTGGAGTGTAATTTTGATGATGAACAGATTGTGATTTTACTATTGTCATAGTATTCATGTTCACTAAGGTAACTTTTTTAGGAAAAGGTTGATATTGAGGATACTCTATTGCAAGTACATATCCATCTACTGTATATCCCAATCCCATGTGAGGTATGTTACCTAAATTTATAGATTCTTTTGTGCCATCATCAAATACTTTTATTAAAGTAGTTCCTTGCCAATCAATATAATATCTTATTCCTCCATTTGCATTTCGTATAATGAAGGGTTGATGATAAAATTCTAAATCTCCGTCTTTTACAAACCATAAATCATAATCATAAGGCAATTTCTCCCACACCAGTTCAAACGCATTTCCATTCCAAATATATGCTTTGTCATGATATTGGTATTTTGTACCATCCCATGTAACCATTTCTTTATGGTCTTGTCCATTAAAATAAATTCTTGATGATTGCCTTCCCATTACTCTACAACTACCTCACCTTGTATGAGATAAAGAACATTATCTTCTCCCTGTGCAGGTAATGTTGCCACGCTCTCTACACTCCATCCACCTGTAGGTTCAAATTCATTAAACTTATCGTCTATTTCATCTTTATCATAATAATCATCAAACCGTTCATCCACATATTTTTGAACATTATTTTGAACATTCTTTTGAACAACGTCTATACTTAAACCTACATCTGAAATAAATTCTCTTTGATATTCATCGCCATTAGCATTATACTCATCTTTGAGATTTTGTATGCCTGATAAATTTCTGCTCAATATATGGAAATGCTTTTCCTGATATATGTCTGTAGATGCAGTGGAATTATTGAAATCATATACCATACAATCTACAGTAAACTGTCCACACTCTATCCAAGGAAATCCATCACTGCGTAAATCATAAGGAATATATGAAAAGCCTTGAACATTTGGATATATATTTTGTGCCATGTTTCGTAACTGTGACTCTTTAAGTCCAAGCGTAAACATATTTCCTTGAATGATATAATTATTATTTCCAGAGCCATAAGATGCTCCATCATCTTCACCGCTCTGTCGAATAGTTATCTTATCTACAGGCTTAACTGAAAATTCCTGATATGATAAATCTCGATAATGAGATATTCCTTCGTCTGTCTGTCCCCCACTTCCACCAGAAGTTATACTGGGATAGAATGGAGGAAATAAAGTTACTCCGGGAAAAGTACCTTCTGTAGGAGTTATCTGCGGTAATATAATAAACTTAAATACTCCGGTTCTATCTATCATGCCAAATACACCATTTATCTGACAGATAGATTTCAATACAGCAAGAGCTTGTAATGAACTTGGATTGTATTGTTTCTTTATCTTAATATCATCATTGGGTAATGTCTTATCTTCATATTGCAATCCCATTGTACCTAATAATGTTCTTCGCACTCTGCCAAGTGATATTCCAGTGGATCCAAAAGATAAACCTTTATACCAAGCTGAAACATCTTTATTTCCTTTTGTATACAACTCATCATAAGCGACAATATGTTTTATCCTATGATTAGACTGCATCTTTACTTCATCTACAATGCCATGAAATAGAGGTATTGCCTCACTACTATCATCACCGGCATAAATATAGACGTAAACATATTGACCCTTAACATTCTGACCTAAATCTCTTATATCTATCTCAAATTTAGAAGATATACAGCCTACAAATTCAATGCTATCAGAGTCACAAAGTTTTTCGGTAAGTTGTAAAGAGTCTGCATAGATATTCTCACCTGCTACAGTGAGATTGATATTAGGAAACTGCACTACAACATTTTTTGTAACACTGGTTGATTTATATTTATTTTTTACACTATCAGGTATATTCATATCAATTCTCTATAAATATCAGCTTTATGGGATCGAATCTCTTTTTCCAGGTCTTTATTGTTGTACTAAAACTTGGGTCGAGATACATATAACCAGTTTTGAATGAAAAACTTTCTGTATCAAAATATCTGCAATTTGCACTTCTTTCACGGGAATTAGCATAATGTGAAGTAATTCCGCTCATTAGGCCCTGCACTTCACTATGTGTAAGATTAGCTCTTGTAGTAATAGTTACTTGTGTCTTTGTATGTGCAAGAGCATTTCTGTGTGTAACACCGTACTGGTCAGTGTAGGGATCTAAATCTTGTCTTTGATTAGGAATACACTCATAGCCACCTTCTGCTATGAGTGTACTCGGTATTTCATATCCACCAAATTCAAACAATCCATCTTCTGACATAATTTACTCCTTATGCAAACGCTGACATACCATGCTGTTTACGGTACTTGTCATTTTCTCGTCTTATTTCTCTGAAAATCTCATTTCCATTCAACTGTATTATAATGTCTCCATCATCATTCTGTAAAGCCCCACTTTCCATAAATGCTTCAACAAAAGCTGATTTCAACATAGCGGGTAAATTAGAGAGGTCTGTCTGCTGTACAGGCTGTTGTGCAAACTTTTCATTCTCCGGTAATTTAGTTCCAGATGCTATATCAGGTACTTTTATCTCACTGATATTAGACAGTTTTGTAGATAAGTCTTCCAACATCGCCAGGTTGTCCATTTTTGCGATTGTTGATTCTATCTCGTCAATCATACTGCTAACAATATTAACTGACTCCTCACGCAAGGAGGACAGCATTCCGATAAACTTCTCATAGAACATATCAAGAAAAGCATTATCAGGAACCATATCATCAAAAGCATTTTCTAAATCATCGGTATCTTTCTCTACTCCGACAGCAAGTCCCTCTGTAAGCATTTCTCCTATGCCTTCAAATATCTTCGAAGGCGAATGTACTTGGAAAGCACTTCTCGCCGCACCTATAACACTGCTTGCGGCATTTCTCACAGCACTAACAGCACTGCTTATTCCTGCTCTTATTCCATTTGCAAGTCCAGAAAGAAGATTCTTTCCTATCGCTACAAGTCTTGACGGAGCAAGGGTGGTTCTAAAAGCATTTATCACTCTATTAGCCACATTGGTAACTGCGGTAATAGGAGCTTGTGCCATTGCAAGAATACCATTTACAAATCCTTGTACTACATCACGACCTATGCTATCAAATACTTTTGAAGGAGAGTGTGTTGCGAATTTATCTCTGACTAAACTAATTATCGCACCAAAAGGTCCTAATATTAAAGGTAGTGCTATGTCGAATCCGAGTTCTATACCTTGTGCAAATCCAGATGCAACATTCTTTCCTTCTGTCTGCATCTGTGTTGCCGTTTCTTTAGCTGTATCTGTTAACCCTGTCATAGATTGAGCGGCAACAGCATTGGCTTCAGGAATAGTAGTTTCTATTGATGCGGCGTATGCGTCAACTGCTCCAGATGTACTACTTAAATTATCTGAAAAGGTATTTATTTCAGTGTTAACATCACGCATATTGCCCCATAAACTTTCTTCACTATTTACCCACTCTTCGATTTTAGCATCTGCATAATCTGTATTATTTGCAAACTGATTTAATTCCACATTTGCATCACGCATTTTACCCATTAAGCTATCTTCACTATTTACCCATTCTTTTGTCTTTTCGTTTGCATCGGATAGACGCTCTTTATAATTTTTAACTGCGGTAACAGCGCCATCCATATTTGCAAAGAGTGTTTTACCCATTCCCTTGTAAACATTACCAATGCCATCTGCGGCTTGCTTTAAGTCTAAATGTAATAGACCTGTGATTGTCTCTACTGCGCCCGAGAATACTTGAACGAGTCCAGATATTCTATCGGTGACAATCTTAAATGCTCCTTCAAATGCTGGTGCAAATATTTTACATAGATTTATCCAAATTGTTTTTATAAGCTCTGCAAAATTCTTAAAATTATAGCCCAATGAATTTACAGAATTTACAACACTTTGTAATGATTCGTTTATGCTGGTCTTAAACTCATTCCATGTTTCTGTAATATGTGTCTTAAATTTATCATCTGTTTTCCATAAAGTGATTACTGCGGCTGTAACTAATGCAATAGCGGCAACAACGATAGCGACGGTACTTAAAGCTACACCACCAGCAGCCGTTGTTGAAGCACTCACACCATCTACAGCTCTACTCACTCCCATAATATCTTTTTCTATAAATGAAAAGCTGTCTGATTCAGCGGTGAGCTTTCCAACTGTTTTAGTCAAATCTTTTATTGCACCATTTATCTCATTTACTTTTGTAAATGTTTGAGCTTGTTTTATACCGTTGACAATACTCAACATAGGTATCAACTTATCTAAAATTGAACCAAGTCCAGAAGCCACACCCTTTAAGGCTATAGATCCTGTGCCTAATGTTACGATTATATTTGCTAATGTATTAGGATCGGCTTTATCAATGATATCTGTAACCTTATTAAATATTGTCTCCAATACACCTGAATTTACAAGCTCGATAAGTTTATTAGCTATCTTTTCAATCAATGACAGCATCACTTCTCCATATTTATCGAAAAATGATTTTACCATGGAAAAGAAAGCATCTACAGTTTTATTTAACTCAGGCCAATCAATCGTTCCTGAAATATCCTCTAACATCTGGGCTATCTTAGGCAAAGTCTTTTCAACAAAATCTTTAGCCATAGGAAGAAGAATATCTGTCCAGAATTTTCCTATTGTTGTTGCTATAAATTCAACAAACGGTTTTATCGCTACAAGTATTTTGTGTATAGAATCAAGAGCAGGTGCAAAATTAACTCCAGCAGCCCACTCTTTTGTCTTTTCACTCACATCTAAAATTACACCGGAAATAACATTCAAAATATCTTCTATGTCTTGAATTATCTTTTTACCTCTGTCAGCTTCATTCCATGCACTTAAAAAGTTTCCTGCAAGATTACCTACAGCTTCAATTAAATTTCCAAATGCCCTGGTTATTACAGGAGCAAACTGCTCAACAAAATATTTTAATAATTCAAGTAATACATCCTCATATAACTGCACAAAAAGATTCACTACTTTTTGAACAGCAGGCACAACCTGTAATAATAACACATCTGCTATCGCTGTAAACAAAGGTACAAAATTTAATTTTTCAGACCATTCAACTGTATAGTCTGCGGCGTCTCTTATTCCTTGTGATATAATATAAATCATATCACCTATCGCACTTAATATTCTATAACCATTTTCACTCGCATTCCATGCTTTTCTTATATTCTTTGCAAGATTGCCTATGATTAAGCCAATATCCCCTATTGTATGGAAAATATTTTCAAAAGTCTTTTCTGTAATATCTCTAAACCATACTCTTAAAAAGTCTCTCCATATATCTTTTGCCAGTTTAACAACTTCTTCCCAAGCATATTTCCAAGCATTTTTAACAAACTCTGCCTCTTTTGCCCAAGCATCTGTAATAGGTTTTAAGAATTTCTTTATCTTGTCAAGAAGGTCTTTGAATTTATTTTCAAGTTTCTTTGTATCAAACATATCAACAACATCGCCACCAGCATCGTCAGTCTCATCCTTTTTATTTTTAGGTGTTGTTAACACATTCAGTTTATCAAGACCTGATAACTGTCTGTCCATTTCGTCATTGAGGTCTTTCTTTGCTTTCGCCGCTTTTTCATCTTCTATGTATGACTTCTTTACTTTCTTTGCATAGTAGACAAAATCCTGTCCTGTAAGAGCCGCAAAGAAAGATCCCACATAATATGCGGCTTTACTAAATGCTTCGGACAATCTTTCAAGTGCAGGCACAAGAACATTCAAAAGAGGCTGTACTGCGGCAGCCACTGCATTTTTCATACGAAGTAATGAGGAAATAAGGGACGACATTTGTTCATTAACATTAGGAAATTGTGTCGCCAAATTCTCCATGCCTTCATTCAATGCGGCCCTTAATTTTCTAAATAAGAAATATAATGACCGTATACCGAAGGTATATTTGATTACCGTCCATATACCTCGTTTTAATGAGTCTACAAATCCATCATGGGATCTCGTTGTACTTTTAGACGCTTTTCCAAAAGATGTAATATTTTTTGTAAGTTTACCTATAGCTTTTCCAACTGTAATAAAGCTACTTGCAAGTTTTAAGTAAAGTTTTCCAATCTTGGCTGCACCGTCAATAGATTTCTTCTGAAATCTATCCATAGCCTTATACATTACATCTGTGCCGTATTTAGCCATCTTTACGGCACGAAGTAAATAGTAATATCTTGCGGCATTCTCTTTAACTTCTGCCTTTTCTTTTCTTAATTGGGCTATCTTCGCATTGTTAATTTCAATTTCACGCTGTATCTGCATCTTACGACGCTCAATTTCCTCAGTGGCAGCCCTTTCAGCATCAGCCCTCTTTTTAGCCTCTTCATTAGCCTCTCTTATTTTAGTATTTTCATCATCTATTGTATTTGTGATGTTGCGTAATTCATGTAACTGTTCCTGTAATTTTTCGGTCGACTGCTCTTCCAGTTTATTTCTATACTCGGCATCATTCTTTATATTGTCATATAGTGCCATTTGTTCTTTAAGATCCGCTATTTTCTGATTATTACTCTGATTTTCTTTATAATTCTCACTGTGCATAGCGTGTAATGCCTGTTGCTCTCTATCAAGTGTAGCTATACGGAGTTTAGAATTTTCAATATTCTGCTTTTCATTACCTATAGCTTTAGCATACTCTGAATCTATTTTATGTGTAGCGTTATATTTTTCAGCTAAATTCTTCTTTTCACTGTTTTGTAATTCCTGTAACTGACGCTGTTTATCCTGTTCCAATGCAAGTATATTCTTTTCAGCCTTTTCTATATTCTTTACCTCAGAACATATTTCAGCTTTTATTTCAGGCTGTCTCTTCATTGAGTAATTTATCTCTTCTTGTAGCTGTTTCTGTTTTACCTCAGCAAGATATAATTCCTTTTCAGCCTGTAATGCACCCATAGTTGGATTGACATTGGTAATTTTTGCTACTTCGTTCGTAACATCCTTAATTTTACTCTCTAAATCAGCAAGAGCTTTACTGCCTTTATTTGCGACATTTTTAGCAAAATCATCACCAGTCTCTTCAAAAATTTTGTTAGATTGGTCACGCAACCTCATAAACTCTTTCTTTAGTTGTTCAAGAGCTTGTTTGGTGTAGTGTATATCTAATTCAACATCAATTATGGCGGCATCGTTATCGTTATTCATAATTATGCTCCTCTATTCCACTGCTGTAATACCCAATCTTCTGCTTCTTTTTGTTCTACAGTCTGTGAGTTCCACTTGAAATATTGAGGGTTATTTGAGCGATACTTCTTCTCCCACTTTTCAAGAGGTTCACCACGCATCATTTTATCTCTAATGCTAACTACGGTAGACAATGTGCTCTCTCCTATTGCCATATAATAACTGATAAATGTCCACCAGTGCATATAGTTTTCTGTTCTTATTTCTCGTCCAACTACATCATTCATAGCTGAAACAATTATTGCGGAATCTTCTTTCCAATCTATTAACTTGTAATTTGTGGATTTTCCTTCTTTACGACCTGCTGAAAAGAAGTCGTACATCTTAATTACGGCTTCTTCCATATCTGGAATGTGTGATATATCTTCAACAGTGTTCACATCTTCATAAAACACTATTAAAGCGGTCATTATCCTTTCGGATTTTTCTATTTCGGTATCTTCTAATATAGTGAAAATGTCGAGAATAGTACGGTAATCTCCATCGTTCCTGATACTATACTCGACACCTCCTATATCTACACTCGTTGGTAGTTCGTACATTTATTTCCTCAAATATGGTACTTCTTTGTGGCTTTCTTCACCTTCGTGTACTTCTCTGCACGACCTTCAACTCTCTGCTTCAAATTGAAAAACTCTTTATCAAGGTCTGTCTCATAGAATCCTGCAAGTTTCTCAATGATATGCTCATATCTGAATACTCCACCTATGGGGTCATACATTGAGCCATCATCACCAAATATCCTGGTGATATCCGCATTAAACAGATAATCTAACTGCTCACACATACTATCATTGAGTTTTTTAAGAGCCGTAACAATTTCATCCTCTTTATCAGGACTTAAATTCTCTTCACCCTCATCAGGCACATTGTCAAATACTTTTGATACCTCTTCCATTAAAGCATTGAGCTTTTCATACGCAGGCTTCAATCTATAAGATATACCGAGGTCTCTTGTATTGATTTCAAGAATCTTGTTATTGTCACCATTAAATCTGTATCTCTGCTTCTTAATCTCCTTAAACTCCACATCAATAATATCATCTGACGGAAGTTCAGGAGCAACAGATTCTTTAGGCTCCTCTTTCTGCTCAACTGTTTCCGAAACAGGTTCTTCTTTCTGCTCTGCTTCTTTCTCAGGTAATGATTCAGGTAAATTCATATCTTCCTCATTCATAGGTTTTGTTTCCTCAGGAAACAGTTTGGATGCTGACTTTTTAGACATTTATCTTTTTCTCCTTTCTTTTTATGCGTCTGCTGTAAACACAAAATTCTCGGTAAGATTATCAACTGTACCAGTTGTAATCTTATTTGAGAAGTGAACGGTTATAGGGAAGTTGACATTTACATCACCACCAATCTGGTCATAAGTGATAGTACAATCGGTATGCTTTTCAGCGGCATAACCGTTCGTTGAATCACCAATGAATGCGGTAATGATGTAAAGTGTAAACTGCTGTAACTCACTCAACGCATTTCTTCTCCTTATGTCATTAAGCAGTGCTCCGAGTTTCGAACCACCGAGAATGAGATAAGGGTCGAAAGTCTGCTGAGGCTGGGTCTTCTGCAAATCAGTATAGTTGTTACCGAGAATATCCGTAGAGGTCTCGATTTCAGACTGATACTCGATTGAAGAATCGGGTGTCCTTGTTCCAAGTATCTCACGAACCTGGGTTGAACCCTCAGTCCATTCTGCCACAGTAATGAGGAGTTTACGCTCCGCTCTCTGTCCGTTCGCCAAGTTAATCTGCTCTACTGCCATGATAAATCTCCTTTCACAATGAAAACTTTAATTGTTCCATATTGCTCTTGAATTGTCAATATAGCTTATCTTCACACCTATTGTATATCTTGCAACAGGCGGATTTACTGAAATATCTACTCCCGAAAGATTAGGATCTGTTGACATTATTTTCATATCATCAACTATGATATCCTCACCAAAATCGGGGTAGTTGTGATTATCTGCCTGTTCATCTATCCAATCAAGTATCTCCTGCACAATCGCCATATTCTCGATGTTTTCATCTTTGAAATTCTCGATATTTGCAATCGGTATATGAGCAATAGATTTATAACAGGCTATGGTAAAAGTGTACTGCTTTAGGAAACTCCCGTCAACATAAGATTTTTTAGTTGAATCTTTGCCTGTAATCACATGATTACTGTTATCTTCAATATCGGCGAAGTTAAAGAACAGAGGATTTTCTTGAATAGTAGGACAATTCATGAGAAATTTTATAACTGCTCTATTCTTATCCATCATTCAGCCTCTTTCATATACTTGGTAACAATGTCTTTAACCGTTAAAAGATACTCAAATTTATACATATCATCAAGATGTTCCCAGATATTAGCACCATTTATCTCATTCATATCAACACCAAAGATTTTGCTGAATAAGCCTCTGAAATAATGGTTATCTTTACCAGGTCTTTCTTCGACTGCATCCCTTTCAATTCCATGGTGAGGTGATATAGTCTTTACACCATACCTATGATGATGAGTCCTATCAGATGTGCCACTTTTTGCCTCTGAAAAAGCTCCTGTATCATATCCTCCTGAAATTAAACCGGGCTCGATTATCTCATCATAGAAAGCATTAAGAAGTTCATCATACATTTCCTCATTACCTGATTTAAGAGATTTCACTCTTAAATCTAACTGGTCTTTGAGTTCCTGTTTTATCTGATTCGCATTAAATCTTAACTGAACTTTCATCAACTTCCCTTTACATAGTAATGCTCGTTACCTCTTCCACCACCAACATTGATGTTTACAATCTCAATCATAAAACATCCAGGCCAATCTTTATGTGACTGAATTAAATCGGAAGACCTTTTACCTTTTTCGTACTCGTCTATCTCAAAATCAACTTCATCGGCTACAATTATATCTCCTGCGCACAGAGTAAAGTATTTAGTCTTATCGTCGTCCTGAAGCTTATTCCACTCGTCTTTTCGTATAAAGCTATCATTTACTCTCACTCTACAAATTGTAGCGTCCGAAGAGATGGTGGTATCGTTTACAGTGACTTTTTCAAGAGTATGTTTATAAAAACAATCTCTCAAAACATGCCTAAACCATTTCACTTCTCTGGTCTCTGCATCTATATACTTATTGTATAATGTCACTGTGGTATCCCACCACTGAGGATAGTTATTCATCTTCCGCTTTCTTCCTACGCCCTTTCTTAGGCTTTTCCTCTTCGGCAGTAACTTCGTACTTTTCACGCCAGTATGATTCTGATTCAACAAGTGCTTTTTCAGATTCATAAGGCATAAGCATCTTTACTGAAAATTTGCTTGCTCCATATTTTTCAACATCAGGAGTAGCCTCTTCTCCGAAATACTTGTTATCAAAACTGACTGCACGATGTATGCCGATGTACTTCTTACCGGTTTCTTTATTTTCTGTTAAGAATACATATCCATACATATCATTCTCCTGGATAGATGCCACGATAGAGTAATTTTCGTCCTAACTCATTGACAATACTGTTCAGATATTTGTTTACCAAATCTGCTTTAGTTTTTGAGCCGTTAAAGTATGCCATCAAGTCTCCGGAACTCATAGTATTGTACTCAGTCGTAACACCATCATTACTTTCTCTTGTTATACCTGCCTCTTTCTTCCAACCACCACCAACACCTGCTCCGCCAGTGCTGACTGAAATGAGGTCATTCTCCATCCGCTTCAATCGAATTAACTGATATACACATCGCTTCAATTCGGTTGAGTTTAGTGCTGACTTCCACTCTTCTCTTTTCAGACGATTAAATGTATACCAATTTAATTCGACTTCTGCATCATACTCTAAATCCTGAAAGGTGGTTTCATCTAATGTTCCACCATATTCTATATATTCAGCGTATGTTAGATACATCAGACTTCACCACCTTTCTTGAAATAGATTATCCGAGGGAGATTATCCTCGAAAGAGGTATCGCCTTATGTGCAAGATACTTCACATTTGAACTTCCGCCGGTGTGAACGATTTCCCAGTTAGCGCCATTAGCAAGTTCAAGGTCAGTAGGCGAAAGTGTTGCCATCTGTGCTTTCGTGAAACTGATACCATAAGGTGACCAGCACTTGCGCTGTCTGCTGTAGAGTGTATCCTGTCCACCGTTAGTCTTGGGATCTCTGCTCATTTCTGCGGGAACTTTTGCTCCGCAATTCGTGAACTCGATTGCTCCACGACCGAATACGTAGGTTACATACTTCTTAACTGTCTGTGCTCCAGAACCCTCAGTGATGATAGGCATATCATCGTCAACAAGAACCATACGTCCGTTAAGAGTACCAATGTTGAGGTCTCTCTCGATGCCGTTCGCATCATTGTATTTAAGGTAAACAAGTACCTTCAGGTTCTCGAGGTGAGTAGCAACTGCACTGTGCATAATGGTCATAGAGAACTCACTCTTATGGTCTCCAGCAGCCTTCTGCATAGCAGTGTTAAGAGTAGTTGCATCCATGTATCCTACAACACCCTCACTGTTTGTTACAGCCGTAACATCGTGAGTATGCTCTTCAACGAACTCGTCCTCTGCTGTACCAGTCATACTGAATACACCATTGAGAATTGATACCAGAGTTTTCTGGTCAATCTCTTCCCAATACTCTGCTACCTGTTCTGCGACATTCTGCATGAAGTCAACTCCACCAGTAATATCGTATGAGAAGTCCTTCTCCGTCCAAGCAGCCGCACGACCTGCAACAACCCTTGAATGGCTGTAAGTCTGCGTGGTCTCGGAAGTGATATCAGTCACACCGTCATAGTTAAGGGGAACAGTGTGATTGATAAGTCCCTTTAAGGGGGTCGTCAGGAAGTTTCCACCAACCTGATCCGACATAGCTCCGGCAAGTTCAGGTCTCGGAACGATTGCTCCGGACTTAATAAGCTGATTGAGGTGCACATTAGGTACACGCTCAACATACTTCTGAAATACTTCGCCGTTAAAATACTTTGAATCAAAAAGTGCCTTAGACATTTCAATTTCCTCCTATTTTGTTTTAGAAATCTACGACAAAATTCGGATCCTCGTTCTTCTTCATCATAGCCTCTGACAATGACATTTTAGAACCAGGGCCCGTACCCTTGCCACCAGTTGCTGTATCTGTAAACTGCGGTTTAGGATTGTTATCAGCGGGAGCAGGTGTATCTGATAAGAAAGAATCTTTATTCTCTTTCTTATATTCATTAAGATAATCTGTTGCACCCATAATATTTCCATTTTCCATAGGGAGTTTTTTATCCCTCATAGACTGCTCAAAATAGCGTCTTGCCGCTGTGCTGGAGAATTTCTGTTTACTTGCAAAATCTCTAACAGCGAAATCGTAGGCCTGATCCGAAAGTTTACTCTGCAAAGACTTGGTATCCGCATCATACTTCGCCTGCAAACTTGACAAACTCTCTGTAAGTTCCTGTAACTTTTCGGCATCACTACCCGCATTTTGAAGCTGTTCCTGTAAAGCGGTCATATCGTTTGTTCTTGTAGTAAGATTTTCATTCAGCGTGGAAATTTCTGTGTCTTTCTTCGCCAAATCATCATCATACTTCTGCCTTGCAACATAGTTGCCTTCGGCTAAATCAGCAAACTTCGCTTTACCCTCTTTTGCCAGTGCTTCAAACTCCTCCCAAGTCAATGACTTGTTCTCGCTTGTTGCCTTGTCAAAAATGTCCTTGATGTTCATAAAAACTCCTTTCACAATCTTAAATCAGTTTGATTTATAATGCCGCAGTCGCTTTCTGCGATGGATTGTACGGGTGGTTAAATGTCTCACCGCATCGACAAATTTATATAATCAATCCGAAGATTGACTATTGCTATCGCCGTAAGGGGCGAACAGAAGGAGTGTTCGCCCCACACCGAAGGAGAAAAGGCTGAATGTTTATGTCAGCATCCAACTTTCCTATTACCTATTATAGAACAGATATTCGCCAATGTAAAGTCTTTTTGGTGAAAAATTATTCATTATTCGATGCTTTTTTGTTCTTTAAGGGATCTTTTTTATCTGTTGTGGGGTTATTATTGTCTCCCGAGAAGTCTTTACCTTGTCCAAATTCTCCCAACTGCTGTTGTGCAACAATATTTGTTTCCATTGACTGCTTCTTTTCATCATCAACTTTCTGTAATGCGGCCTTTGCCTGATTTTCTGTTTCACCAAAATACCACATTCTTGTTTCAAGTTTAGATGAAATACCAGCATTGACCATTGTGAGCCTCTTCTCTAACTCACTCTCGGTATCAACTATAAGAGAATCATCCCATTCAAACGATATCTCATACTCTCCACTTGGTGCTATGTCATACAGTGTACAATATACATCCATTACATACACTGCATCCCTTAAAGCATCTTCAAGTGCTGACTGTATATCAGCATTGGTGCTAAAACTACGCTGTTTAAGCATCTTCATTTCAGTAGCCGTTCTCATTTCCTGGAATGAATGTTCTGATAATGTGCCTTTGCTCAATCCACAAGCATCTTCAATTCTTGAAAGAATGAGATTAAGACCATTAACAATAGAAGCATCCCTTAAAGGAGGAGCGAATACTTCATAAGTTTCCTCACTGTTCAAATCGACTTTTCTAAAAAGTCTTTCTTGCTTTGTCGGGAGTGTACTCTGGTGCTCTCCATTTCTGTATTCCTCAATCTTTAATGCGTCTCTGTCAACATCTATAGCTAACTCTCCTCCTTCGAACTCCCAGAGCATCCTGGAGTACTGCTCGTCTGCATCACGAATCAGTGAGACTGCTCTACTATAACCAGATACCCCGAGAGGAGAATACGGATCAACGGTATTTGCTTCAGGCATTTTGAAATACGCATAAAGAGGTCTGTCTACATTATTTACAGTGACAGATGGTGCCATATTTGACCACTCTTCTACTTCTGACAAACTACAAGGCTTTCCAAAGTCTGTGGAATTAAGAGGCATAGTGGATTTAGTATCATCAAAATTCTGCTTCACAAAAGCATAATTTTTCACTGTCACACTTCTGCCTTCCAATTTATGATGTTCAAATCGTGTATACAATTTATCACCGTCAATCTTTGTCTGCACAAAAGCGGCCTCAGTAATTCTACCACTATTATCAAAAGACAAAGGATAAAAATTATCAGCCTGAATGAAATCGAACGCTATTTCATACTTGGGAAGTTCTTTCTGCGAAGATAATCGCTCTCCATCATCCCTTTCATCTATAGTAGTTGAGCCTTCATCGTGAATCATCACATAAGGCTTAATAATCAATCCACCTTTAGCAATTCCGTATTCCAACTGTCGCCTTATCTGCTTTTTCAGTTTTGTATACTGCACATTTAAGAAATTTGCTCTTTCAACAGGACCATCAGGTTCAGGCTCGGTAATTGTCATACTTCCCATACCCATAGTCACATTTCCAAATTCATCTTTACCAGGAGGCTGATATTCGGGATTCGGTTTTTCAACATCCTTCATAGGAGGTGTTATTTCACTCTCCATTTCAAGAGTTGCTAATCTTGCTTTCTCACTCGCTATAAGAGCTGGCAATCCGAGAGAAACAACTCTCACAGGGTTATCTGGAGTAGGCTCTCTTAACCAAGATGCTCTACCTTCATACATCTGTGACCACTGTGTAATTGCATTACGCATTTCGGTAGATATAGCAGGTCTTACAGATATAACTCTTTCGATTTCAGAAATTCCTAACATTTTCTTTATTCCTCCTTTTAAGGTATCGAGAAATGACATAACCCACTCTCCTTTACATTGTATTTAATTGTTTGCACACATCTACTATCTTAGGTAATTGAAATGCTATCCAATCAACCATTTCCTCATTCTCTGCCCATGCTTCAACTGATACTGAATTTTCAGATAAGCCACTCTCATATAAAAATGCGTGTATTACTTCGTGCCTAACAACTTTATGAAGTTTCCACTGCTTATCTGCAATATCAGTAACCGCCTCTTCTTCAAACATATCGGTGCTGATTACAATTTTTCTTATTGTATAGTCACAATAACCTGCCATAGTTTCAAGGCATTTATCATTCTTTGAATTACAATAGACTATTGTCCAACACTCACCTAAAATATTAACAATCGTTGTTTCCATTATACACCTCTATTTGCCAAAATAGCAAGAATCATTGACCTCTTCTGCTCCAATATCTTTCAAGAGCATATCTACAATTATGAACAACAACACCATTCTTTAGTATAAAATTATGATGTTTGGGTACTTCTAAATCATATACAGGTAACTTCTTTTCAGTTCTTTTCACCGATTTTACTTTCACTTCTTCTCCTCCAACTTAATTTATTAGCACACTGCTTTGAACAGGTTTGTGATTTACTCCATTTACTACACTCAAATACTGTACCACAAATTACACATACTCTGTTATCAGACTTATCTTTAGACCTTTGTAATCTTAAATATTTAGCTTTACAAGCGTCACTACAAAAGGTATTGCCGTTTTTCGCACTTCTTTTTCCTGTATACTCTTTTCCACACATAGTGCAGGTTAAATTTTGTATAAAACAGCCATTTTCATGCTGTTGTTTTATGGGTTGACTGTGCCAGTTTTTTCCAGATTCTGATTTATGCCACTCTGTTGCCGCAGGTATTGCATTTTTAAGCATATTATCCCTTCTTCTATGCCGCTCTTCATCTGAAAGATTATCTGAATGGTATTTTCTATGTTCTTTTGTGGTCAATATTCTTAAATTTGAAATATCATTGTTACCTCTATTGCCATCTATATGATGTATCTCATATCCTTTAGGTATTTTACCATAATAATATTCCCAAACATATCGGTGCATACGAATATTCGATCCAACAGAGTTATGTATATAGTATCCTCCAGGATACTCTTCTCTAAATTGTAGTCCATTGAACATTTGATACCTATTTTCCATATAATTTACCTCCTTTTGGTATAATTATACAGAGCATAACTATCCGTGTCAATAAATAGTGACAACATCGTCCTCTTCTGTAAGATTCTCGGCCATAACATAACCTCTATTACTTGTCAGTATTCTATGGTTATAAGTACACTCAATTATACGACCATCCTCTAACTCCACCTCATAAATCCTCGCACTGTCATAAGTTTTACGACAATTTATATATTCAGACTCAACAACTTCACCATTTGAGTCGTAGGCATATAATACACCTGTTGTATCAACAAGAGTTTCAATACACACATAACCATCAGGAGTAAATATTTCAGAATATCCTGGTAAACAAGCATCAATACTGTGGTTATTCTCGTCAGGATAACCACTGATAACTTCATCTTCTTTATCCCTGTCATACTCATATTCCACAAACTCTTTGAGTGTTTCCGGGCATCTTTTCGGGTCTATATAGATATGATTCAGAGATTGAAGCCATTTCATCGAATAAACTATACTGTCAGGACCTTTTTTCGCAGGACGAGCACCAAATCCACCATAAGACTTAAAATCAGAGATAGATTTCGGTTCTGCGCTATCACAAGTCACAATTTCATCGGGTGTCATGTAATTTCTACCGCAATATTGAAGTTCCGAATATAATTTATCGAACACCTGTTTGTTTGAGAGTTTATTTGCCCGAAATTCAGCAAAAATATAAAGATTTCTTCTTGAAATATCCATATAGCACTTCACAAATGCAAAAGGATCAGGAAACCAGCCCCAATCTATGCCGGAATACACTCTATCGAAGCCTTCTATAAAATCATCGTTCATGTAAAGCGGTTCGACATTCTCAAAGACATTTCCACCAGTTCCAACAGGTATTCCAAGATACTCATGCTCATAAGCACGAGGATTGGTCTCTTTTAAGTCTAATGCTTCATCTATAAATGCTCTTCCAAGCCAATCTTCGGGTATATCTTGATAATTTGTCGTTGTGACGAGTGTATTTTCCCTTGAAAGAGCGTCGGTTACATACTGATTAGCCCAATTCAGGTTTGAAATAGGGGGATTGAACGACCTAAAGTCCCAAAACAGTGTTCCACCACGCATCGTAGACTGTAAAACTTTACGAATCTCTTTTTCACCTGAATATTGGTCTAATTCTTCCCACCAAGTGATGCCAATATAACCAAAAGGCAATTTTACTGATTTTACTTTGTTCGGGTCATCCAATCCCATAAAAAGAATCTGCTGTCCCGTAGGTTTATAGACAATAGGACTGGCAATAGTTTTGGGTATCTTAAAATAATCTCTCAATCCCCACATATCTATTGCCCAAACAACTTGTGACCACACACTGTTCTTTATTGTGTTTCCTATCTTTCTGAAAACAAGTGCGTGTACGGATGGATTGTTTATAATAAGAAGTGGTAACATTTCACTGATAAATGATGATTTAGCACTACCTCGACCACCCTTAAAGACATAGTGGACATGCTGGTGGTCTAAAATATCATCCATCGCTTCATTATATATGGGGGCTACAACTTCATTGACATTTAATACAAGTTCCTCTGCCATCATTCCCTCCGAAGAACAAGATGTATCTCTTTTCCGCCTTCTGAATTAGTCGCTGTGTCGATTTCGTGAAGTCTGCGATTAAGCTCTTTAGCCGCCGATGTTCTTTCAGAGAGTGGAGCATCAAGTCCAAATTGGTCTTTAATCTCTCCACGCATTACGCCTGTAAGATACTGTAAGATTTCTGTTGTATCGGCAATCTGGCTATTCCGGAATTGTTCCGAGCGAAAGGCAATCTCGTCTTTGATATATTGTTTAGAAAGCAACTCACGGCTTCGCTTGGCATATTGTCCGTCGGTATTTTTAGCGGCTCGCACAGAATATCCTGCTTCTTTCGCAGCCTGTACCCCATCGGCATACTTAATGTAGAGCGTGATAAATCTGTCCTCCTTCGGTGAAAGTCGCTGTCCATTGTGTGTAACAAGTGATGTAGTCTCAATGTCAGCTAATGCCGGAGCAAAATCGTCCGGCATTTGAGAAGGTTTAAACCCTGCCATAAATCTCCCTCCTTCTTTTGAGTTCATGTGCTATAATATCCAATTTTTCGTCTGTAAATTCAATATCCTCTGATTCCATGTGTCCGAGAAGTCTTGTATAAAGTTCATCAAAATAGTTCCCCCAACATACATAGCCAGTGCTTGATGTTTTAGAGGAATATTTGTCACGGCCTTTAATAGCCCGAGACATGGTCTTTTCAAAACTTGGGTGAGGTAAAAAGAACCAAAAAGTATCGCCTAAAGTAGAAGTAAGAAGCATGGATTCTTTGCTATGAAATTCCTCAAGCCTAAATTGGTAAATCTCGCTGTTAAGAGTCTTAAAATGAATAAAAGCAGGATGAAAATCCCGCATCATTCGAGTGCGCCCTTCAAAAAACCACGGATGCTCAAAATCCCCTCTATAATATACAGCAGAGCCCAAGGTCATTGAAAAATCATCTGAAAAATTATCAATCTCCGCAATCTGGCAATTTGTCCACATACTTCTCCTTTATAAACTCTATCGACTTATAAATATCTTTCTTCTTCTTAATATTAACCCAGCCTGTATGAATTCCCCCTACTTCATCAGGTGGAATCTCTTTGCCTTCAAGTGTATAAAGTAAATCCCGCAAAAAGAAGCATACATACGCACCACTGGATGACCTAAACAATTCATCACGCACAATTCTGCCCCCATTAGATGGTTTATAGCTGTCTTCCACTACAAAAACAGTAACGGGCCGACCATTATCTCCGAAGAATTTACTGCTACTAATCAATATGTGGGCGCCATACTGCCTGTTTACGGCGTCTGTCAATCTTAAAGCTGTCTTTATCAGATTTGCCATACTTTATACCTCTTTTAGTAATATACTATAATCATTCTTCCTTACTTTGTCAACCACGGTTTTTCTAAAATATTCCGCCGAAAAATTTTCAACTTGCAACGCTGTCCGATTGAGATTTTGAGAGACTTTGAGTTCCTTGGAGTTCAAGAGACACGACACGGTCTTTAGAAAAATTACCAATGTGTGTGGGAGAGATGTGCAGCATAACAGATGTTATTTTATGGCATAACGTAAAGGGCAGGTGGTTTACCTGCCCCGAACGTTTGTTCTATGCTCTTATGCCTGCTTTTTATCCTGTTTTTCGGCTTTTTTCGTGCTGTTCACATATGACCCTATGTAATTGCCTAAAACGTTGTAAATTGAGTTTTTGGGTATTACCAGCCTTACCTCACGAGATGTCGCCTTACCCTGCTTTACGTCTACAGAATCAGCGTTATTGAAAGCCTTTTCATTATCAGCATAAAACGCTGTATTCTTACCAACATACAGGGAAAACAACTTGCTGTCACGCTCCCACAACTCAACTTTATTTGCAGTGCCTTTTTTGCCGTTAGGGTAAAAACGGCAATAGCGTTTGTGTTCGTGATTTTCAGTGTCAACATCGGGTTCACATCTTAAAATGATACTCAAAAAATCCCTTGTTTCGTTGTAGGTCATAACGGAAACGCCCGACTTTTTGCCCTGTGCGGTTGCGTTGATAGTTTCGATAATAGCTGTTTTTGTTAACATGGTTAACTCCCTTCTCCCCGTTATACGGGGTTGAAAAAATTATATATAGGTTTTATGCCCGTCCCCGTTGCTCATAAGTCAATTATATTCGTTAATAGTACAAAAATCAATACTATTTTTAAAAATAGATTGTATTTATTTTAGTACAATTTTTCGTTCGATTTTTTGCATATATAGAAGAAACAGAAAACACAAACAAGCGTTCGATCATCCATCCCCCACACACACCCGCCTGCTTACCAACCTGCCAGTCCTCCAGCTTCCCTCCACCATCTGAATGGGGAAGTTCCAAAGTTCCCAAGGAGGAACCTGATGGGGGACAAAGTTGAAAGGAAACAAGGAAACCATCAAGATGGGGACCAGAAAAAATGGCGTGAGGGAAACCTGGCAAGGCAGGAACCTACCAGGTTACCTAAAATAGGTAATTTGGTAACCTGGAATGGTGGAAAAAGTGTCGTTTTGACCCCTATAAAATACAAAATTTTGTTTCCAGGTACCTATTTTCACCAATTTTGGCACCTAAATTCCTATTTTGGTACACCTTTTTACCCTATTTTTGGTGTGTAATTTATGACACACCTAAATGAAACTTGGTGTGTAATTTATTGTACACCAAGGCTCGGAAATGCACCAACCACGCTGGTTCCAAAAAATTGTGTTTTCGGACCTGGACTACTCCTCGGAGGAAAGTCAGGACAGAAAAAACAGGACAAAAGGCACTAAATATCAGGAAAATAGGTCTAAAAATATGGATATTTATATATAGTATATATACTCCTGTAATAGTAATAGGTATATCTCTCGTTCATCTTCCCCGCCCAGGCTACGTATTATCTATATTTGAAAGCATTTATAGTGTCTCTAAAAGGTATTAAAAATAGGGGTATTTTGGCTATTAAATATCATCTCATTTTACCACCTATTTTGCTCTATTTTGGTGTTGTTTTTAAGGTATTTTTATATATGTAATTTATGGTATATATTATTTGCTCTTATATTTGGTGATAATTATATTCCCGCCTTACATTTCGATATGTCATTTCATTACACACATGGCGTATTTATGCGCTTTTACATTGTCCTTATATTACATTGACTTTACATTTAATATATGGTGACCTGTAATTTCTCCCAATTTCTCCATGCTTTATTTCTCCCACATATTCTCCGGGCGGGATTTCTCCAGCTATTTCTCCGCATAAAAAATCTCCCGCAGATTTCTCCACGGGAGATAACATAGGTAAATTCTGCAAGGGGATATTTTACAATCCCCTTGCTCTGTGCCAGCTCTCACAGATTTCCCTACGCTCTGTATCATCTTTAGGAATTACTCTCTTGTGAGGACGATATCCATACATATCTTTGTGCCAATCTGAATAGAAGTCCCAATCAAAATCAGGCTCATTCATGTGGCTCTCATACTCACGGAACTTCTCAATGTTTTCCTCGTAATACTCCTCATCTTCGACTTCGTGGAGAAGCCAGTACACTCTGTCCTCTTCACCTAAATCGTAAACTGCGAAGAAGTGAGTGTGGAGAGCCTGTCTTTCTTCTCTGCTCATAGCCTTGATTTCTTCTCTGGTAAGATCCTTAATTTCTTTTGTCATAGGGTTGTCCTTTCTGCTCTCTGTGGAGCACTTGCTTTTCTTTTACTATAATAATAGTATCATTGGTAATAGAGCTTTTCAACAGGTTTTATCATTCATCCCTTTCCCAAGAGCAATTCTCTAATACTCGGTTCTCATAATCTTCCACTATTGCCAGCTCTATCTCAGCTTCTGTGGCATCCTCATCTACATATACAGTATAGGATTCATCTGCTCCAATAAATCCTCCATAGTTAATTGTGTAATGAATTTCCATCACTCTACCTCCTTTGCTACTGCTCTGGCAGCCTCTATACTACTAAGGCAATTAAAATCTCCAATTGTTTCAAGGTCTGTGTAGTCCTCTGAAAATCTACGGACTGTGTAGAATCGCTTTGTTCCGTCAAAATTCTTCTCACTGGTGATAAAGCACCTGTTCTTGTAAAGGGAACTTTCAATCCTTGACCCAAAAAATCTCATAGTTGCGGCATCAAAAAAATGTTTCCCTGTTGAATTATAAATGGCTTTTGCTTCTGAAAATGTCATAATGGTTCTCCTTTCTCACGCTTCATACAGCGGATTCCAATCTTCATCAAATAACACTGCAAAAGGCTGATTAGTTGTCCAATCACTTCTAACTTCTGCATTAGTTCCATCGGACAGCTCAATATCTGTCAAATGTCTTCCTTCGGTATGTGTCTTTCTTATAGGCAAATACCCGAAATCTAATGTTTTAATATGTCTGGCTCTCCATTTTTTATACTCTGCTTTTGTCATAGGTTTATCCTTTCTGCGCTTGGTGCGCTGTGCTTTTTCTTACTGTAATCATACTATCATTGGCAGTAGATATATTCAACAGGTTTTAATCGTGTGTTGCATGGAAATTCTCAATAGCCCATTTATTTCCAGTTGCATATACTGCTCTCCTGGTTCGCTCATAGGCGCTTTCTCTTCTTTGAGTATGCTTTTCTTCACATTTTTGCTCCATCGTAAATCCACAGACCTGGCAAGCGTACACATCTTTTCCCATATACACTACATCAAAACTTTTGCATCTTAAACACCTCATACTTCTTCCTCCTCTTCTTTCCAATCACTCACTACACCATCACAATATAATCCGCCACTTCTGTATGCTCCTGACATTCTTCTGAGGAAACAGGACATTAAGTCTTTGAATCCCGCATCTGACAACATATAATCCTCGTCATAAATCTGGTCAGTATCAAAACTTCCGTATTTAATATCTCCATCAGGTACTCCACACATCAACCATCCTTCAAACACATTCTCGTCATTGATTTGTCTGGCGATGAACTCCATCGCCAGAATCATTTTCTTTCTCTCCTCAATCTTCATAACATTTCCTCCATTTCTCTGAATATATCAGGATTGTACCACTTCTCCAACTTTGACTGCAGGGCATACATATCTTCGATTGTAAGGCTACCCATGTGTATGTTCATTTCGTTCCAACTATGATGATTCTGCTCTTGGTAGCACTCGATTACCGCTAAAACTGTACGAATATCCTTCTCTGACAGACTCTTTCTTCTCATTATCTCCACCCCCATTCAATCTGCACATCATTGTGCCACATATCTTCTACAATGGATACATACTGTCCAAGTCTGAATTTCTTTACTGCCCACAACATTATCTTCCTTTTAATCTCTTTCATAAGTTTGTCCTTTCTTCTCGCATCGGCGAGCATACTGTTTTCTTACTATAATCATAGTATCATTGGTAGTAGAAGTATTCAACAGGAATACTGATTATCCCTAAAGGTTCTTTTGAATTAAAAAAAAAGGAGCTCCTTGCGGAACTACCTTAATTTCAATCTCAATAACCACCATCAACTATCTTTTCAATGTCAGACATTTCATCAAGGCTCTGATATACACCATAGGGGTAAATCCCTAAAGTGAATGAATAGTTGTTATCAAATCTCACATGGACATTAAAGATGTGGTTCACCTTTTCAATTTCTTTCTGCAAATCATTCAAGGCAAATGTCATAGCATCGTCTTCGGACATGCCTACATTCATCTTCGCTGTGGTAATTGCCACAAACTTTCTGTTCAGTTCAAAAATCGCCAGTTCTAATCTTGTCATTGGTTGACCTCACTTTCTGCGCTTAGGCGCAAAGCATTTTCTATTACTATAATAATAGTATCAAAGGCAACAGAAGTATTCAACAGGTTTTCTTTTTCTCCCGCTTCTTTTCAGACTTCAACTCCCTTCCATAACAAGGAACTGTTCTATTAGTATTTCCACACACCTTAAGATATATACAACCTATACAAGGATGTATTGGCATTCCTTTCATTTCTCCCTCCTTATTTCTTCTACTTCAAACTGGTCAATCAATTCACTACTGGCATACATCAACTCAAACAGGATTTCCCTCAAACATTCTTCTTCATCACAGCCATACTCCTTACACATTCTTGGAATATCTGTATGCTGATAAATATCCTCTGCTGTTGTGATTAACAAAGCATCGGAAACTGTCTTATCATACCTTATAAATCTGTCAAGCATCTTCTCATAGGCTTTTACATCACCCCTTGTGTAATAATCATGCTTTATACAGACATTCCTCACATCTTCTGCGGACAGTATTCTCTTTGTAGTAAATCCTTTAATTCTCATTTTGTCTCCTTTCTCCCCCGATTGCTCGGGGGATTGCTGTTTTTCTATCTGTAATTATACTATCACTGGCAGTAGACAAACTCAACAGGTTTCTTTATATGCCAAACTAATATCCACAGACAGTGTATGGTTGTGGAAATTCGGAATAATCATAATCACCTCAGAATCTAACCATTCATCTTTAATGGCACTACGGTCTCTCTTATACTGAAATAACCCATCTTCTTTATCTCCAAGAACATTATCCTCTGAATCATAAATGGCGAATAGACAGTACATATTATATACATCCAGGAACTCTCTTAATGTCATAATTACACCTCCTTTACATAGTATGCTGAATACTTGCCTAACTCATTGTACTGGCAGTTATAGTATTCAAAGCGGTTAACTCTTGTGTCAAATTCCATTTCCCATTCAAAAGGCTCAGGATCAAATTTATCATTCAGGCTGATATCAAAACTCATAGGATAATACTTATTACAAGGATGAGCTTTTACAGGACAAAGTCTAATTGTTTTACCTTCATCATAAAGTTTCCTTGCTTTTCTTTTTGAAACTCTCACCCATCCATCAATTCTTATTTCGTTCATAGCTTGTCTCCTTTCCAGCATATCTGCTGTTCAACTTTTATCTAAAATAATTGTATGATAGGCAGTAGAATTTTTCAACAGGATATTCTACAATCCTTGTAGGTATTTCATCGCTTCATGGATTCGCTTTGGATTCGATTTATTTTATTTAAGCATACATTTATAGCTGAAAATAAAAAAGAGCGTCCAAGACGATCCTGGACGCTCACACATATACCTTTTACTTATTGATATTAGTAGTTAAACTGAAAATTCTCCATCCCCTATACTCAAACGCATAATTTACTGGAAACTCTACATCACCCTCTCTCTCTTCGGTAATATACTTAATACCTAAAAGTTTAGCAATTTTAGGGGCGTCTGTAATCTGAACGGCTTTGACAAAATCTATGCTATCATTGGTTCTTACCAGAGTCTCTGTACTAATAATGGCTTCAACTTCATCTTTATACATTTCTCCATCTTTCTCATACTCCTGCCAAATATCCGAATGTCTTAACTTATGGGCTTTCTCCTGACAATCTATTACATCATCTAACCACTGTCTCGCTTTCTCCTCTGTATTCATACTTCACCCTCCTTCTTCTGAAATATCTCACGATATACCGATTTTACATGAGGTAAATCTCTATCAATTTCCTCTTTCACATACTTATCAAACAAAACATCAAAAGCATCTGTAATGGCACTATACACTCCTTTGCTAATGGCTGCCGAGAGTTTATTGTAGTCGATTTCAGGCGATGAGATATTTTCCTTAACTTTCTCCTCTACTACATTCTTGACTTTTACGTCTGGTGCATAATCTTCAGGCTTAATGTTATAATAGGCTTCGAGCAGTAATGCCACACTCTCTGACATATTACCACGATTAGACTGATTGCTGATATACCATTTAGATTTACCACAGCGTATACTCGCCTCTGCCATAGATAGATCCCGCTGTTTGAAAAGTTTATCCATCTTTACTTTGTCAATCAACACCGTCTTATAGTTTGCTCTACCTGTATTTGCCATAATCTTTTTCTCCTTCCATCTTTACAAATTGGCTACAATTTTATCATTAAGTTTTTCAACCATAATGAACACTTTACTGCGGTTTATCCGTTCAACATTGTCGATGTAATTCATAATCTGCTTCAATCCTTCTGATACATCTTGAAGCATATTTTGGTAGTTTTCAACTTCTCCTTCCATAGCTTCTAAATCAGAATCAAATCTCATTTCGGCATATAATTCTTCTTCATCTTTTCTTCCAAGTTTCTCCGCTAAATATTCTGCCACATCATCTGATATGTATTTTTCGACTAACTCGAGGACATCTTTGTCCCCGAGTATCGTCTTATAGCCTTCAGGCGTCTGTACTGTCTGCATCATACCACCAACTCTCTGTAATTGCCATCTGCATCTTTAATGCAACGATGCTCACCACAACCTACTTGAAAAATATATCTTATTCCTCCTTCAAAAGCTGTATACTGTCTTACAAGATATCCTTCTATCTGAACTCCATCTTTTGTTATGAATTTCTCCTTCATCGTTTTCTCCTTTCAAATTAAATCCATTATGTAGTCTATTTCAAGTCCATAATCATAAGCAAGCATATCTTCCACATCATCATAACTGCCCCCATTTTCAAGTATTTCATAAAGGGCTGCCCTCGCTTCACTTCTCTGCTTTTTAGCCTCTGCTCTGCTGACTTTGTCCCTGTGCATCAACGCCTGTTCAAATTCTGTTACTTTTGCCATAGATTTTCTCCTTTCTGAAAGCTGTTTTCTTTATCTAATACAATACTATCACAGGCAATAGAAGTATTCAACAGGTTTATTCTTCTTCCTTCTTCTCTTCCACCTGTTTAGCGTGTCGCTCTATCGCTATATAATTTTCTGCCAGCTCTTCAGGATACCATATCTCTATCAAATCAAGCACAGGAACTCCAAGAGTGTCGGCGTAAAGAAATAATCTCTTGATATTAGGCTTATTCTTCTCCTGTAGATTTACATAGATATTGGAAGACTCAATACCACAAGCATGGGTAAACTGATTTATGGATCTGAATCCCTGCCGCAATACAATCTCCTCAAACAACTGCTTTACCGTCTGTTTCTCTGCTTTTTTAGCCATCATACTCTTCCTCCTCTTCATCTTCATAAAAATCTTGGTCTATATCATCACTGCCACAGACAGGACAATACCATTCAATCATGTGTTCAGAACACGGCATACCCCAAAATTCACCTCTGGGCTCATCCCATTCTCTGATATCGGGATAATCGACTACTTCACCACAAGAATGACACTTAAACTTTAACTTTCCATCACACATAGATTGTCTCCTTTCATACTCTACCATCTATAAACATTCTGTCACAGTCTTGGAACATCGAATTATGTATCTGGGTAATCTGCTTTGATGTTGTAGGACTGTACTTGCCCATCTCATAAAATTTCATTTCTTCCATATCTACAAGTCCAACTATTGTTTCATACGACTTTATGAGGTAATATCTCTTGCGACGCAAATTACTCACCCACGCTTGCTTATACCCTACTCTTCTCCACTCCATTGTCACATTGTTTGGAAAATGAATTAACTCTCTGACTATCTTAATTGCATCCATAATCTTTTCTCCTTTCTCAATGCCTTGCATTGTACGCAAAGATATAATCTTTGATTAACAGGCTATCTTCATAAGTTGCATAAACAAGTCCGTTGATTACACAACTATCAAAAGCGCCCATTGCTTTCTCGCATCTGTATAAATCCTCCCAATCAGCTTCACCGTCATAAATAGCGTTCATAATGCGGTCATGGGCATTATACAATTTATGCTGATTCTTCTCCCAACTGCATACAGGATATAATTTCTTTCCTGTACTTTTTTCGATATACAATTTCGCCATAGCTTGTCTCCTTTCTGCATCTCTGCAATCAACTTTTCTATCTGAAATGATTGTATCATAGGCAGTAGACAGAAACAATAGGTACTTACTTAAACCTTATTATCAGAATAATACAGATAATCAAGGCTATGATAAAACTTATCATACTTTCTCCTTTCTCTCTAAAGATTCAAGAAGGTCTTTGTAAAGTTTTTCATAATCAGGTGTATTTTCAAGAACACCGCATCTATTTCTCTCTTCAAGTCCAAGTTCCATAGAAATCTGACGATTTATCAATCTCATACTATCTCGGCTCAATCTTGCTACCTGTCTACCTATATTTGTTCGTTTACAATATGTGACAAGTCCACAAGCGGCATAGTATGTACCAACTTCATCCATATAAACCCCGATTCTATCTTGACCGGGTCTATCAATATCTGACAGAATTAAAATGGACTGCAATCTATCATTTGTTCTGTCTCCTGCTGATATTACTAAACACAACTTTCCACTATTTCTGCCGTTGTTCTCGATAAACTCATAAACTCCTCTTCTCTGAATATCTACCTCATAGTTGTCGATTTTGTTCCTTAATTCATTTGTCATAGTTTTCTCCTTTCTTTACTCACCTAATAAGTAACCTCTTTCTTCATCGTAAAAGTAATGTCTCATGGGACGGTAGTTATTTATAGTGTCATCAAACTTGGCTGTCCATATCTCCATCAAACCCTTATCATTCATAAAGCATCTGCAAATCTCCACTTTATATTTCCAAAGTGTGTCATGCAACCACTTCATAGCCATATTGTAACTACACTCTGATAATACCATTGAATATGGTGTCTTTGTATCTTTACACTCTGTGGTAAACACTCTCATATTTTCACCTCCTCTCTGAACTCGTCTGCTACATCTTGCCAATCTTTGCCCATCATTACTGTGGCTTTAACATTGGCTTTCTTACACGCTCTCCAACTCTTGTAAATACCGTCAGGAACATCATATCCCTGCTCTCTACAAAAATCTTCAAAACTATACTGACCAAAACTTGCATCCATTAACCAGCACTCAAAAGCACTATACAACTCATAAGTGCTATCAATCTCAGGATGTGCTTTTGAAGTCCAATAATCAAACTTCGTAAAAATACCTGTTTCAGTATCAGTGACTTTAATCTCATGGTGTCTATCAGCACTATCCTTGTCCCATCTACTGTTCTTTTCTCCTACAAATTTGCTCTCAATTTCAAAGTTTCTCCAATTTGCCTTCATTTGTCTTTTCTCCTTTCTATGAAAGAAAACATTTATCATTTACAATTCTATTATAAACGATATATATTTTCTTTCAACAGGTTTATGTCAATCAAACACATAAACCTTATCTGACAACACCTCTTCAGGCTTAACCTTTGTCTGATTTACAAACCTCATAAAATCGGACATACCTGCATCATACTGATGCTTCGACATAACCAATACTTCGTGAACAGAGGATGGTATCACCACATATCCTTCAGGATACATTCTCTGCAACTTCTGCTGTGCTACTATTGCCATTACAGCCCCTCTAAACAAATGGGCATTGCTCACAATGTATACCGCAGGAATATTCTCTGCTAACACATCAAAATCCTCACCTGAAATTCTCTGACACATCGACAGTAGGTCTGTAAATACTGCTCCTTCTATATAGGTGTTATTCAGTGCTATCTCCAGCGCCTCCCTTTCGTCTATACCCCACGCTTTGATATGACCTCTATTGAGAGTCACAGAGCCAAATGAATCATCAAGAGGAAGTATGATTTTAGGAGTGAGTTTCAAATCATCAAACCCAAACTGCTTTCCATCAAGATATACTTCACCAATACTTTTCTTATTAACAAGTGTCATACGAAGATAGGACTTAATGCTATACCAGTCAGTAACATTCAAATTTTTAAGAAATTTAGGCGTACGACATTTAACCAACATATCATTGACATAGTCCACAGCAGTATCTACATCCGCATTCTGCTCATAGCAGTCATTTACATATATTGTAGGGGAAATAGTCTCTCCACAAAGATGAATACCAACAAACTTCACCTTGTTTTCTTTCTCAACCTCAACTATTTTTGCTCCATCAATCTTTGAAGCAACAGCCTCTGCATACTCTTTAAGTGTCATAGTTTTTCTCCTTTCACCTTTCATTATGAACTGTTTCCAACGCTGTTCTGCTCATACCATATTCTGTCTCCCATTCTTTTATTGCCTCTTCTGTCGCTACACCAAGAATGTTGTATCTTTCCTGTCTATAAGATTCTTCAAAATCTGACCCAAACACTGCATTTCCCATTTTTGTAGGATCACACCCGAATCCCCCTTTCGCAAGAAACAACTGATATTTGGCTTCTCTGAACTGAGGCTTGAAATACTCAGGATGAATGATTACGAATTTGTCCTTATAAGTTTCTCCTTCTTCTAACTGTCTGTAATCTCCTTCTGAAAAAATTTTTGTCATAGTTTTGTCTCCTTTCGATTAAATGTGTATATGTTTGTTTGATACAATTCAATTATACATAATACAACAAAAATTGCAATAGGGGAAAAGAAGATTCCTTGATGCTACTCAAGGAATCTCTCTACTTCAAAATAATGCTTCGATTTTCTTATATTATAGAAGAAATAGCTTTGCCATAACATTTCAACATTCTTTACTTCGTGCCTGGTTGCTCTTTCCAACTCTCTTCGCAACTTATGTATATATTTCACATATAATGAAGTATTCTCTTCTCCTATCAAATCGTGGTCAACGGAATACATATACAGTAAATACCTATCTATAAATGTCTCGGAGAAAATGTACTTTATCAAGCCCTTATTTGCTACCAATTCTTGCCACATAAACTCTACTGACGGCATAGGTGCTGTCAATCTGAAATCTTTTATGGATGTCCTTATTATCTTCTCTTGAAAGGCTCTAAATTCTCTTGTATTAGATGCTACTTCAAATGGATTGTTTCTCAAGGATGCACCATCATACATTCCAGTAATTATTTTATGGGAATATCCTTGACTCACAGCATATTTAATGGCCTCATTTATCATACGCATTTTATATAATGGATTCTTTTCTGATAAAGCCATTGACTTCACTACTAATGGTAAATTCAATTTATCTGCTAATATTTTTACAGCCTCTTCCTGCTTTTTTCCCACACTTCTATCATTTCCTAAATTACACTTTACATAGAACAGAATTGGCTCATATTTTTCTTGTCGCATTAGGAATAATGTAACTGCAAGACTAACTTTACCACCACTAAACATTACAATTACTTTTTTAGGCTCTTTGACTTCAAAATTGTCCGCTTTTAATTTCAAATCATACGCACAAGGAAAAGTATCAAAACCTTTAATGTTCTCATTCAATACATCACAAAGTGGCATAAATGATTTATGTAAGGGTAGTGTATCATCTACACTACCCTTTGCCCCTAACAGTATGAATGAAAGATAATGGTACAACTGGTCAAAATCGTTAATCAACATATCCAGACTGGTCACCATATTTAATTCTCCTTACCTCATTCACTATCTCTTTCTGATTTTCCGGCACTGTTTCGACTGAATAAAATTCGTGACCCATTATACATTGTCGTAAAGTATAAATGGCATTCTCTGTCACAACTCTATGCACTCTCGGTTTCTGATATGCTATTTCATCACAGAAAGGACAGTTAATGGGCAATTTCTTTATCAACTTCTCTGCCATTTTTCACCTCAAACAATGGTTCAACACTCTTCTCCGTCATCCACTTCTTATAGCAGGTCGGACCCATTCCTAATTTCCGGGACTCTTCTGACCTCAGTTTTCTCCCGCATCTAAAACAGAGGGGATGTTGGTCTTTTTGGTACAACTTTCTTTTCTCTTCCATCTTCATAGCTGACATCATACTCTATCCCTTTCTTCTTTGCTCTGCATTTTCTCCCACGCTCTCTTATCCATTCTTTGAATAGAGGACTTGCCTCTGATTCAGGACAAACCTCTTCTTTTGAATAGAATTTGAAGCCACAATTGGTACACTTTCTCTGTCTGTAAGTAGCTCTCGGCTGATTGATTGTTTCTTGTACTGTAATCTCCCCTTCGCAATTAGGACACAACATTATCTTTTTCCTCCTCTTTTCTCTCATACTGCATTAGTTTCTGGTATAAATCATTTACACCATCAGTGTATGCCTGCACATATCGTATCTGAACTTCCTTATCATCCCTGGCTACACATTCAGTAATGCCTACCAATATATTTGACAAAAGCAAACCAAGTTCTCCTTCTGAAATACAAATTTCTTTCTCTTTAGGCATCTGTGCTTTTATTCTCCTTATCTTCTCATTTTGACGGTTAATTTCTTCGATAATCTCATTGATTTTCCTTTCAATATTGAGAATATCAGACATTTCGGCTGTACGATTATGCCCCTTATAAACAATCTCCTCCTGCATTTTCTCCATCATCATAATTCTCCTTTCACATAATTTGAACTAATATGGATTGCACTGACATATCATCAGTAATTTCTCCCGTCTTTATTCCCTTTTCCGCTCGTCTTATAAGTCTTAATGCTTTTGCCAACTCATTATTAGTATAATTATCTTTATACTGCATTGTATTCTTTATAACCCACCCATTCAATCCTAACCCTTTAGTGCTTTTAGATGCTTGTATCATAAACAGTGTACGGATATTCGTATACAGCACTGATAACAATACCATATTTACTTCTCCGACTGCGTATGATTGTTCTAATAAATCAAAGGCTTTTGTGGTATCTCGTTCAAGTACCGCACCTACAAAATCAAAGATTGCGTCTTTAGGTTCTTTATAAATCACACCCTCATTTATAAGAATTTCCAACACTCCATTTTCATCTGCACCTTCAACCAATTCATCCTTCAAGTTCTCATACATCTGCCTAACCTTATCCAATTCCAACTGTATTCTACTGTAATCATTTTGACATATCTCCATTAGATGGCGACAATTTTCTTCTGTAAGAGAGGAAACCTGCTTTTGCATATATTTGACAAGGATTTCTTCTGACAGTGGTGCAAACTCAACCGCACGGTCTTTGTAATTCTTCCAAAATTTTACACGCTTATCCGTACTTGTATAATAGAATATGACTATATCATCTTTCAACTGTCTCCCGTCACCCAATGCGTTCCATGCTTTCTCACTTGTAAGAAATTCTCTATCATCCATGATAACATACAGGAAATGTTCTTTTATTAGCGATTTTTGTGAAATTTTCGCAAAAACACTGCCTAAATTGTCAATATACATCTTTTTAAGATTCGCCTTCTTTGCAATCATATCAATGTACTGCTTCAAGATATAATGCTCGTCACCATAAAAGATATAAAACTTATCAAATTTTCCTGTCTTTATCTGCTGTTTCACATCACCGATATTCATTCTTAAATATTCTCCTTATTGTCATCATCCAATCATCAAGTAGCATCTGTCTGTTTATACCTCTGATATGTAAATCAGATATAAAGGTTGCTGTGCCAAATGATGCGTCAAAGTATGCCTTTCTTTTATTCTTTTCTCCCTCGATTATACAAAGGTGCTGAAATAATCTTAATGACATTTCGGTATCATACTTATCATCACCATCTTTTACTGATATATTCTGTGTTAACTGTAATGGCATTTCTTCTCCTATTGTGTCCAAGCTATGTACTATGCTTCTGACATTATCATAGAACCCCTTAACTCCCTGTGATACCAGTATATCAACTTCTCCAGGTGATTTACAGGTATCTTTTATAATATCAAGTTCTCCTGTCTCCAATTTCTCCCCATATTTCTCCAGCGCATACTCTTTCAGGTCATGTTCGCTGTATTCATCCATTCTTAAAATTCTTGCTCTTGAACGGATTGTAGGAAGAATAGCTCCACTGTTCTCTACTGTCATTATGAAATACGCATTATTAGGAGGCTCCTCTACTACTTTTAGTATAGAGCCTCTTGCATTAGGAGACATATTATCTGCATTGTTAATTGCATACACTACTTTTTTTGTCATTCTATATGCCTGGCTTGTCATATTTCGTAGTGTATCAACTTTAACATCTGTTAATATAACATACTCTGATTTAAGCAGTCCTGCGACAAATGGCGCTATCTGGTCTAACTGACTTCCTCTTCGACCTTCAATGATTGTAAATCGTGCAAGTCTTCCTGTCTCCACTTCATTAGTCAACATCTGCTGTAAATATCTCTGCCCTATCATAAGATTTCTTCCTCCTTAAACTCGATATATACTTTCCTTTTACCCCACTGCTTTGCTGTATCTAAATCTTCAAAGTATACATCAATGGTTTCTCCTGTCTGTATCGTACCTTTACCAGGATACTTCTGTGAATCTTCACCATATCCTGTGTCTAAAAATACTCTTGTACCGAAGAATACTTTTTCTTCATTCTCTGATATTGTATAAATATCAACTGTTCTACCTATCCAATCTCTCTTACCCGCTACTGTTATTCCTTCTATCGTCTGTGTGCCAGTGCATGTGGGGTTGTTATGTGGATTCACATACGCTGTGGCATTCACAATCAACCCCTCTGCATAGGCATCTGTTGTAGGAAACAACAGTGAAACAATGATGAAGGAGATTAAAATGTTTCTGGTGTGTTTGGTGTTTTTCATAGTTTTTTTCCTTTCTTTTGTTTTTATATGAGCATCATCTTCGCCTCTATTGTATAGAGTGGTGATGA